AAAATCAACTAAGGAGAGGAGCAGAAAAATGGAGCTTTCTTTTGATGGGATCGGACAGGTGGCGGCCACCTTCCAGACTGAGGCACAGGAGGCAGAGGACACGGCAAAGCTGTCCACCGGACATGTGGTGGCACTGACTGCGGCAAATACCGTAGGCTTTGGCACCGCCGGGGCAGCCCCCTGCGGTGTGGTTTTGGCGTTGGAGGGGGACCAGACCGCCGCGGTACAGGTGGAGGGCTTTGCACGAGTGAGTTATTCCGGAGCAGCGGCACCCGCCGTGGGCTGGACCAGCCTGGGGGTGGACGGAAGCGGGGGCGTACAGACTGCCAGCACCGGCGGACGCAGCGTTCTGGTCGTCCAGGTGGATGACGCAGCCAAGACCGCGGTCATCAAGCTGTAATAGGAGAGGAGAGAGCATATGGCTTATCATTTTGATACCGTCAAGCTGGAAAAGGGCATGTATAACCACATGGGCCGCACCTTCAGCCAGGTGCTGGAGGAACAGGACCCTTCGGAGCAGTACAAGGGGACCGCGATAGAGGGACTGGACGCCTTCCAGCGGCAGCTCAAGCGATTTGACATCAAGGTGAAGGGCGCCGGGTCTGACATTGTGGATAAGTTCTTTGCCACCAGCCAGTCCGCCGTCCTTTTCCCCGAATACATCGCCCGGGCGGTGAAGGTGGGCATGGAGGAGGCCAACATCCTGCCCGACATCACCGCCACCGAGACCCGCATCGACGGGATGGACTACCGCTCTATCACCTCCGTGCCTGAGGACGAGAAGCAGCTCAAGCGGGTAACCGAGGGGGCGGCCATCCCCAGCACCACCGTCAAGACTCAGGACAGCCTGGTGACGCTCCACAAGCGTGGGCGGATGCTGGTGGCCTCCTATGAGGCCATCCGCTTCCAGAAGCTGGACCTGTTCTCCGTCACCCTGCGGCAGATCGGCGCTCAGATCGGCCGGATGCATCTGGAGGACGCCATCGACGTGATTTTGAACGGCGACGGCAATAACAACCCCGCCAAGACAACGAACACTGCGGGAGAGGACGAGCTGAGTTATGACGACCTACTGGAGTTCTGGAACGGGTTTGAACCCTACCAGCTCAACACCATCCTGGCCGGCAGCGATATGATGCTCAAGCTGCTGAGCCTGAGCCAGATCCAGAACCCGCTCACCGGGCTGAACTTCCAGGGCACCGGCAGGCTGTCCACCCCCCTGGGGGCCAGCCTGCTGCGCACCTCCGCCATGCCTGCCGGGACCATCATCGGCCTGGACCGGCGGTTCGCCCTGGAGATGGTGCAGGGCAGCGATGTGCTGGTGGAGTACGACAAGCTCATCGACCGGCAGCTGGAGCGGGCGGCCATTACCACCATTTCCGGCTATGCAAAAATTTTCCCTGACGCCAGCCAGGTGCTGGCCCTGAAGTGATCCGTCGGAAAGCATGATACGGGCGGAAGGGGAGAAGACCATGAGACCATTTTGGAACAGACAAAAGCCAAAGCCCGCCGCCCAGGTCCAACTCCGACAGGCTGGACGGCATCCCTTTGGGGCCATGGACGGCTATGTGCCGTTGGGCCGGGGGGACCTGGCGGTGTACCGGGCCATCCGCGAGGCGGTGCCGGTGGTGGACGCGGCGGTGGCCAAGCTGGTGCGCCTGAGCGGCGGGGTGACGGTACAGTGCCGGGACAGCGCGGCCCAGGAGAGTCTGGAGCGATTTTTGAAAACCGTGCCCACCGGACGGGGACAGCGGGGCATCCAGAGCTTTTTGGACTGCTACCTGGACTGCCTGCTCACCTGCGGACGGGCGGTGGGGGAGATCGTGCCCAGTCAGGGCGGCGGCGACATCGCCGCCCTGCTGTGCGGCGACGTCGAGCGGCTGGAGATCCGAGAGGGGGACAGCCCGTTGGACGTCACCCTCTGCGTCCGGGACAGGGACGGCACCATCCGGACCCTGCCCCGGCAGGAGCTGCTGCTGTTCACCACCTTTCAGCCGGAGGTGGGACACCCCTATGGGGTGTCCCTGCTGCGGTCCATGCCCTTTCTGACCGAGGTGCTGCTGAAGATCTTCCAGGCAACCGGCCAGAACTGGGAGCGGGCGGGCAATGTGCGCTATGCCGTCATCTGCCGGGGAGAGGAAGAGGGCACGGCGGAGGAGCGGTGCCAGACAGTGGCCCGGGAGTGGTCGGCGGCCATGCAGGCCAGCCGGGACGGCGCGGTGCGGGACTTTGTGGCTTCCGGCGATGTGGATATCAAAGTGATCGGCGCAGACGGCCCTATTCTGGACAGTGAGACCCCGGTGCGTCAGATTCTGGAGCAGCTGGTGGCCCGGACAGGGGTGCCGCCCTTCCTGCTGGGGCTGAGCTGGTCGTCTACAGAGCGGATGAGCAGCCAGCAGGCGGACATCCTTACCAGCGAGCTCACTTCCATCCGGCGGACACTGGAGCCGGTGGTAGAGCGGGTGTGCGAGGCAAAAGCCCTGCTCTACCGCAGCCAGGCCCAGGCGCTGAACACAGAAGGGGGAGCGGAATGAGAAACATCACAAAGCAGGCGGACGTGCAGGGGCTGGGACAGGCCGGACAAGAGGACCTGGAGCAGATCAACGCCCTGGCCCGGCGGGAGTTGACGGCAGATGAGGTGTACCTGTTTGCCGTGCGGCTGTGCGACAACGACATCGACCGGGACGGGGAGCGGTTTGCCGTGGAGACCCTGGAGGAGCTGGGGAAGCTGTTCGTGGGGGTGTCCGGGGTGTTCGACCACCAGTGGTCCGCCCGGGGACAGACTGCCCGGATCTATCGCACCGAGGTGGTGCACGAGGAGGGAACGTTGACCCAGGACGGACAGCCCTACTGCTATCTGAAGGGCTATGCCTATATGATGCGCACGGAGGACAACGCGGGACTCATCGCCGAGATTGATGGGGGAATCAAGCGGGAGGTCAGCGTGGGCTGCGCCGTGGAGCGGGTGGAGTGCTCCATCTGCGGCGAGGATATGAACGCCTCCCAGCGGTGCGGACACCAGAGAGGCCAGGAGTACGACGGCCAGCTGTGCACTGGGATCTTGTTGGGGGCCACCGACGCCTATGAGTGGTCCTTCGTGGCAGTGCCCGCCCAGAAGAAGGCGGGGGTGGTCAAGCGGGCCAAGCTCCGGGAAAAGCTGGAGCGGGAGGCAGAGATCGGACGGACCTATCTGGAACGGCTGCGGGGCGAGGTGGTCCGGCTGGCCTGCCTGGTCCAGCCGGAGGCGGACCGCGACCTGATGGAGCGGGTGGCCCGGCGGCTGGACTGGGAGGAACTGGACGGGCTGAAGAAGCTGTACCAGGCCCAGGCGGACAGGCGGTTTATCCCTCAGAGCCAGCTCTGGCAGGGTGAGGACCGCCCGGAGGACCGGCGGGGCGACAGCGCCTTTTTGATCTAGGAGGACGGCTATGGAGGACAAGGTACTGGAGCTGGCGAAGAGCCTGTGCCATGGAC